GACGGGACTCCGGTTTCGTACCAGCAGGGTGGTGTGCTCTTCCTCAAGCGCTATGTGTACAACGTCTATGGCTTGGCGTTTGCACTGACGAAGGTGCTTGTTGAGGACGGCGACCATATCCGTATCGGTCAGGTTTACTCGCGCCACCTTGCTCAGTCTTTGATTGAGACCAAGGAGACGCTTGCTGCAAACGTGCTTAACCGTGCGTTTAACTCGTCCTACGCTGGCGGTGACGGTGTTGCCCTTAACTCGGCATCGCACCCAATCGCCACTGGTACGTTTAGCAACCTGTTGACGACCGCGGCTAACCTTAGCCAGACCTCGCTCGAGCAGATGTTGATCCAGATCCGTCAGGCTGTGGACAACAACCAGAAGAAGATTCGCTTGGTGCCCCGCCAGTTGGTGGTCGCTCCTGGCAACGTCTTCCAGGCTGAGGTGCTGCTCAAGAGTGTTTTGCGCTCGGGCAACGCCAACAACGACATCAACCCGATCAAGTCGATTGGGCTGCTGGACGAAGGCGCGGCTGTTCTTTCCCGTCTGACCAACCCCTCCGCGTGGTGGGTGCAGACCGATGCTCCAGAGGGCATGAAGCTTCTGATGCGTCGTAAGCTTGAGAAGACGATGGAAGGTGACTTTGAAACCGATTCGATGCGCTACAAAGCAACTGAGCGTTACGACATTGGCTTTACCGATCCTCGTGCGATGTACGGTACTCCGGGCGTTTAAGTAGCGCCTGGCAGGGGGGCGGTTCAAAAGGCCTCCCCCCTTTTGTTTAACTGGTCAAGCTTTTCAAGGAGAAGACCATGCCTCAGTTTTCAGATGACTTGTTTCTCGGCCCAGCTCAAACGTATATGGGCACGGGGAACCGTCCTTACACCACAATTTTTACTGGTTCGATGTCTTCTACGACATTGACCGTGACCGCGCTGTTGCAAGGCGCCCCTATCGTTATCGGTATGTACGTTGATGGTTCAAGCGTAACCGACGGCACATACATTACTGGCTACGGCACAGGCACTGGCGGTATTGGCACTTACACCATCAATCAATCGGTGACCGCCTCTAGCACCACGATGTACGCGCATGGCAACATTACGTTTGATGATCCGTCGCCGATGGACTTGGGGATTGGTCCTCTGGGTCGCGTCTATATTTGGGACGTTATCCCTCAGGCTGCCGTGACCAACAACATCGCCGCATCGCAGACTGCTGCAGGCGCTGGCGCTGTAACGTTGACTGCTGGTACCTCTGCCAAGTCTGTTGTTCGCAACGACGGCACGACGGCGATTCAGTTGGATCTGCCCCGCGCTATCAAGGTGAACTGCTCTACAACGGCTCGTGCGTTCACTATTAACGGCTACGACTACTACGGCCAGGCAATGAGTGAAGTTATCACCGTTGCAACCGCCGCCACCGCTGTAACTGGCAAGAAGGCGTTCTACCAAGTCACTAGCGCAACGATCGCCGGTTCTGCAACTGCTGTCGTAATCGGTACAAGCGACGTTCTGGGTCTGCCGGTTCGCGTGTTTAACGTGGCCTATGTGACTAGTGTCAAGAGCAATAGCACGCTGGCGCAAGACGCGGGTACTTTTGTTGCTGCAGATATGGCCACCGCCACAACTACCACTGGTGATGTTCGCGGCACCTATACGCCTGCTACAGCTTCGGACGGCACCGTTCGTACTGTGATGACGATTGCCCTGCCAGGAATCGCTGTCGGCCCCAACGCAACCCGTGTCGGCGCTCTGGGCGTCACTCAGGCATAAGGAGTAAAGAATCATGGGTGAATTCAAACCAATGGTGAAGATGCAGACAACCGAGCCTACGGTTGAGCTGAAACTCAAAAAGGGCGGAGCAGTCAAGAAGATGGCTGACGGCGGCGCTCCGATGGGTGCAATGGTCGGTGCTCCGAAGGGCGGCATGATGGCTGGCGTTAAGCCGAAGAAGCCGTCTCTTGTTGCCCGTCGCCGTGCAATGATGGCTACTGGCGCCGCTGGGGCTCCCGCTGGCCGTGCTGAGGCAATGATGTCTGCTGCACCTCCTGCCATGCCTCCCGGCCTTCCTCCCAAGGCCCCTATGCCCACCATGAAGAAGGGCGGCGAGATGGAGTCTCCCAAGGTCCACAAGGCCGAGATGAAGGAGCTTTCCGGCATCAAGAAGGAACTGACCAAGCATGAAGAGATGCCTGCTAGCAAGGGTCACCGTGGCCTGAAGACTGGCGGTGTTGTGAACGGCAAGGCTGGTTACAAGACTGGTGGTGTCGTGAACGGCCAGGGCGGTTTCAAGACTGGTGGCGTGGCTCTGTCTAACGCTGGCGGTTATGCCAAAGGCGGTGCTACAAAAAAGTTTGCTGAGGGCGGCCGCGTACAGCACGACGGCGGTCCGGAGCAGATGCCACAGGGTCGCAAGAAGCCAGCCGGTCCTGTTTCCATCAACCAACTCTCCGGCACCTATAAGAAGGGCGGGGCGGTGATGATGGCCGAGGGCGGAGACCCTAACGCGGACTTCTATCGTCGCAAGACGGAAGAGAATGAGGCGGATGCGAAGGCGGTCAAGGACGCTCTTTTGTATGTCCCGCGCAAGGTTCGCAAGATGGGCAAGGCTCTGATTGGCTCGTTCGGCTCTAATGACTTCCGGCCGGCTCAGGGTAAGGGCTCGGTGACGGAGACTGAGCGCGAAGTTAGTCGGACGGTTGAACCTGGCAAGAAGCGCGGCGGCGCAGTCTGTTAAGGGCGGGGGCTTCGGCCCCTGTCTTCATTGGAGATTAGTATGGGCGTTTATTCTTCAGCCACTCGTCAGGGTGCGTACGAGCCGTTTGAGTTGCAAGTGGCGCGTGGTCAAATTCAGGCGCACTCTCTCGTAACGATTGCTGGGTACAACTCGGATGTTGATACCGCATGGGAAATGATCACCCCTGTTGGCAATTTGTCCTATCCAGCCGCCGCTTTGCAAATGACTGTGAGTTCTGCTGACGCAGACGACACATCAGCAGGCACTGGCGCACGAACTGTATTGATTACTGGTTTGGATGCCAATTATGCGGTCATCAGTGAGACCGTGACCATGAACGGTCAAACGGCTGTTACGACCACAAATTCATTTTTGCGCATCAACTCTATGTTGGTGACAACCGCGGGTACAAGCCTTGCAAACGAAGGCATCATTTACATTGGCACAGGCACTGTGACCTCTGGCGTACCGGCAACTATTTACAATGTAATTGCGGCTGGTTTCAACAACGCAACATCAAGTCAATACACAATTCCTGCTGGTTACACAGGTTATTTGGCTGTTGCTCGAATTGGTCTGGCCCAAGACGCTGGAACCACGTTGATTACGGCGAGAACACGTTTTGTTGGTACAAACGGGATTGCCTTGACTGGCCCAGTCATCGTAACCAACAACGGCATCTCTACCATTGACTTCCCATATCCTATTGCAATTGCCGAGAAGACTCGCATTCAAGGCGAAGCAATTGGTGGTGCTGCTGACAACGAGGCTGCTGGGTTCTTTGAAATAGTTCTTATCAAGAATGCTGACTGATCATGCCTAGCAAATCACCAGCCCAGCACCGTCTGATGGAGGCGGTAGCACATAGCCCCAAGTTTGCTAAAAAGGTTGGCATTCCTACCTCTGTCGGGAAGGAGTTTGCCAAGGCTGATGAGGCGAAGATGAAGGGCGGTGGCCTATACGCCAACATCGCCGCCAAGAGGAAGAGGATAGCCGAGGGTAGCGACGAGAGGATGCGTAAGCCTGGTTCTCCTGGTGCCCCGACTGCGAAGGCGTTTGAAGAGTCAGCTAAGACCGTAAAGCTAAAGAAAGGCGGGCCTAGCTTGGCTATAGGTCGCGGCGAGAAGCTTCCAGCGGCCCAAGGAGCGGGTTTGACGGCCAAGGGTAGGGCTAAGTACAACCGCGAGACTGGAAGCGATCTGAAGGCTCCTCAGCCAGGCGGAGGGGCAAGGCGTGACTCATTCTGTGCTCGGATGGGTCCGGTAGCGGAGAAGAGTGAGAAGGGTAGTCGTGCTCGAGCCTCGATGCAACGATGGAATTGTCCGGGATGGTGATGCATGGCTTACAGCGAAACGGTTAGTGCAACGGTCGTTAATGTTCAGAAGTTAATTGATCATGGCGCTCGTCGTGCGGGGAAGCTTGCTGAAGAGTTGACGGTTGAGCAGGTTAACGCCGCTCGAGAGTCGCTGTATTTTGTCTTGTCTGAGCTTGTCAACACCGGTATTAACTACTGGTGTATTGAGAAGAAGGTCATCGGGCTGCAGGCAAACAAGCAGGTTTACGATATGCCGGTGGGGTTCAATGACGTCCTCAACGCGCTATATCGCAAGATGAACCGTCCCCAAGGCGCGTATTCGTCTTCTTCAGGAATTGCTGCGAATGCGTTCGACGGCAACATAGACACAGTATGTACTCAAACATCTACGAATGGAAACATATCCGTTTATTACAATTCGCCGGTCTACATCGGGTCAATCGGCGTACTTGCAGGCGTTTCTGCAAACATCACGGTTGTATTTGAGTATTCCACCGACGGAATTACCTGGCAAACGCTCTACTCGCCGGGGCAGCAGACCTGGATTAACGGGCAATGGCTCTGGTACGACATCGAAACCGGCCAAAACTGCCAGTATTACAGAATGCGGGCCATCAACGGCGGGACTTTAATCGTTCGCGAGCTATTTTTTGGCAATAATTCGACTGAAATTACGATGGCCAGGCTCAATCGTGACGATTATACGAACCTGCCAAACAAAAACTTCACTGCAAATCAGCCATTTCAGTTTTGGTTGACAAGAACGCTGCCACTTTCGCAGATGAACCTGTGGCCGGTGCCCAGTGACCCGTTTGTGCAGGTCGTAATTTGGTATTCGCGACAGGTAATGGACGTCGGATCTCTTACGGATGAGTTAGAGATACCCCAGCGTTGGTACATGGCTATTTTGAATATGTTGGCGCACCAGATGGCCCTTGAGTTGCCGGGTATTGACCCTGCCCGCATTCAATATCTGGCCGCCCAAGCAGAAAAATCGTTTCATCTGGCCGAGCAAGAGGAACGAGACAAGTCACCAATATACTTTGCACCTGCGATCGCTGTATATACTAGGTGACTTATGCCGGTATTTCTTGATACTAGAGGGCTTTCGGATCTTTCGATCGCAATCTGTGACCGGTGCAAGTTCAAGAGGCCCCATGCTGTTATGAGGTCCGATCCTAACTTTCCGGGGCTGCAGGTATGCGACCAGGGTTGTGCGGATAACTTTGACCCATATAGGCTGCCGGCAAGGAAAACAGAGAAGATTACAATACGCTTTCCGAGGCCAGACGAAAGCATTGCCATTGAGGACAATAATCTTACGGTTGGGGGCGATAATAACTTTGTGTTGTCCCCAGAGCAGAACACGCAGACGCCAGAGAACAACGGCAACCTGGATAGTATTGAGATATAAATGGCTAATGTAACGATCACTCAATTACCTTTTGCCCAGCCGTTAACTGGAACCGAGCTTGTCCCTGTAGTCCAGAATGGGCAGACGGTTCGCACGACGACAGGGGCAATCGGTGGCGGCGGCACTGGCGGTGGCGTTTCTTCCGTTGATGTCTCGGGCGGCACTACTGGGTTGACGACAACCGGTGGTCCTATTACAAGCGCCGGGACTATCACACTAGGCGGGACGCTTGCCGTTGGTAGCGGTGGGACGGCTGCAACGACCGCGGCTGGTGCTCGAGGGAATCTGCTTCCGAGCTACACCGGGAATGCTGGATACGTCTTAAAGGTCAATTCTGGCGCCACGGATGTTGAGTGGTCTGCTACTGGCGGTGGTGGTAGCGGTTCTGTTACCCAGGTGGCTACCGGCACAGGGCTTACTGGCGGACCAATTACCACGACCGGGACAATCTCCTTAGCCAACACTGCGGTTACTCCTGCAACCTACTCTAACGCCACGGTTGCGGTAGATGCTCAGGGTCGGATTACTTCTGCCTCTTCTGGGACTGCGCCGGTTACTTCGGTGAGCGGAACGGCAAATGAGATTAGCTCGAGCGGTGGCACGACGCCGGTTCTTTCTTTGCCGAGCGCCCTCACCTTTACTGGGAAAACAATCACCGGCGGGTCGTATTCCGGCGGGACAATTAACAATGCCTCTGTTGGCGCGACTACTGCATCAACCGGCCGATTTACGACGTTATCTGCAACATCTGGGACGGTTCTTGCCTCCCCGACTAGCAACAATGACATTGTCAATAAGGCGTATGCGGATGCGGTCGCCTCTGGGCTAACCTTCCATCAGAACTGCGACTTTGCGACTGCCGACTTCTTGCCGGATTGTACGTACAACAACGGCTCCTCTGGCGTTGGCGCTACCCTGACTGCAATCTCAAATGGGGCGCTGCTTGTTGATTCGTCGACAATCTTTTCTGGCAATCGGATTCTTGTAAAGAACCAATCGTCGCAGCTGCAGAACGGGATCTATACGGTTACACAGGTTGGGACCGTATCAACGCCTTTCATTCTGACTCGTGCGACGGATTACAACACGCCTGGCACAACATACCTGAACGTTGACGCTGGCGACTTTACGCTCATCTTGAATGGCGCCACGAACGCAAATACCTCGTGGGTCCAGACGACTCTGCAGCCAATTACGATCGGCGTCACGAGCTTGGTGTTTGTTCAGTTTGGCGCAGGCACCGCAATCTATTCTGCTGGCACCGGGCTAAGTCTTTCTGGCACAAACCAATTTAGCATCAGCAACAGCGGCGTAACCTCGGGGACCTACGGCTCTACCTCAAAGGCCGTTCAGGTTGCGGTGAATGCTCAGGGGCAGATCACGGGTGCGTCCGAGGCAAATATAGCGATTGCCGCGTCGCAGGTTACCTCTGGGACTCTTCCGATCGCTCAAGGCGGGACTGGGCAGACCACTGCGACCAATGCAATTAACGCCCTGCTGCCGTCTCAATCAACGAACAGCGGGAAGTTCCTGACTACTGACGGCTCGAATACGTCTTGGGCAACCGGGCGGCTTGGAACAGTAGAGTCGGTGTCTGTTGTTTCTGCAAACGGATTGGCGGGGACCGTAGCCAACCCCACATCAAATCCGGCTATTACGTTATCTACAAGCGTCAATGGGCTTCTGAAGGGCAACGGTACCGCAATTAGTGCGGCTGTTTCTAATACTGACTATCAGGCGCCGATTACTCTTACGACAACGGGGACGAGCGGGGCCGCCACATTTAATGGCACGACACTAAATATTCCTCAGTACACGGGTGGTGGCGGGGGTGGGACTCCTGGGGGATCAAATACTCAGGTTCAATTCAACAATTCGGGTTCGTTTGGCGGATCTGCCAATTTAACGTGGAACGGCGCAAGCCTTCAAGTTGGAGGTCAGGGGGCCGTTAGGTTTGGTGACCTGGATAACAGTAACTGGGTCTCTTTCAGGGCACCGTCTACTGTTGGCACGAACATAACCTGGACGCTTCCGGCCACCGATGGGACAAACGGTCAGGTTCTGTCAACGAATAGCGCCGGTACGCTATCTTGGCTTACGCCCGGGACTGTCTCAACTGTTTCGGTTGTTTCGGCAAACGGGCTGGCCGGGTCTGTTGACACTAATACTACAACGCCTGCTATTACACTATCGACGAGCGTTACTGGTGTTCTTAAGGGGAACGGCACTGCAATTAGTGCGGCTGCAGCTGGGACGGATTATCTGGCCCCTCCATCTGGAACGTCAATCCTTAAAGGAAACTCTGGTGGGGCTTTGGCAAATGCAACTGCTGGCACAGACTATTTGGCTCCTCCGGCTGGTACATCGCTTCTGAAGGGTAACTCTGGTGGCGCTCTGGCAAATGCAACTGCCGGGACGGATTACCTGGCGCCTCCGTCTGGGACCTCAATCCTTAAGGGTAACTCGGGTGGTGCTTTGGCAAACGCGGTCGCCGGGACCGATTACCAGGCTCCGATTACGCTTACAACCACGGGGACTAGTGGCGCGGCTACGTTTGTTGGAAACACGCTCAACATTCCCCAATATACGGGCGGTGGTGGCGGTTCTGGGACAGTCACTACGGTTTCGGTTGTTTCTGCAAATGGATTGGCCGGGACTGTAGCTAATGCCACCACAACTCCAGCCATAACGCTTTCAACAAGTATTACCGGGGTTCTTAAAGGCAATGGCACTGCGATTAGCGCGGCAACCTCCGGGACAGATTATTTAGCACCGCCGTCTGGCACATCAATTCTCAAAGCAAACTCCGGCGGAGCACTAGCAAACGCGACGGCTGGAACGGACTATCAATCCCCAATTACATTGACAACCACAGGGTCAACAGGCGCGGCATCGTTTAACGGCACAACTTTAAATATTCCCCAGTACAGCGCGGGTAGCGGAATATCAACAGGCAAGGCGATTGCTATTGCCATTGTTTTTAGTTAAGGATTAGAAATGGCAACCCCAAATATAGTCAACGTAACCTCTATCTACGGGGGTACGGCCCAAATTACGCCAAGCGGAACTAGTCCAGTAGCAACATGGACTTATGGTGGGAACACCGCAAACTCATCAACATCACTTCCGGGTTTGACGCCAGCAGCAAGTTCTGTTCAAAAGATTGAGTCAATTGTTGTTTCTAACGTAACTGGGTCTGCGGTGACTGCAACGGTAGCGTTGGCAAATAACGCAACCTTTGCAAGTTCAACTCTGACAACATATTTAGCTTATCAAGTGTCTGTGCCCGCAAATTCAACTTTGATTGTAACTGACAAGTCAACCTCATTTTATTTAATGGAGTTTCAATCTATTGGGGTTACTTCAAGCACAGGTAATGCATTGACTTTCACCGCATCGTTTGAGACGATTACTTAAATGTCATACAAACGCAATGGCGGGATAATTGGCCCGCGCAACGTCCCTACAACTAGCGTAGCCTCTGGTTGCTGGACTATGGTTGAGCAACAACAAGCTCAATCAGGCGCTATTTGGCCGGGGGTTGCCCCCGCAAACTCTGTGTTGCCAGTCATTTCAGGCACACCTACAAACGGCCAAACTCTTTCGGTCACCACTGGCACTTGGGTAGGTGTTCCACTTTCATTTACATATGCGTACCAATGGAAACGCGGCGGTTCAACAAACATTGGAACTAACGCCAATACATACACTTTAGTTACGGCTGACGTTGGAAGTACAATTACTTGCGTTGTTACCGCTACCAACACTACTGGTTCGACCCCTGCAACTTCCTCTGCTACGGCAACAATCGCTGCAACCGTTCCGGGCGCACCAACAATTGGTACGGCAACGGCTGGAAATACTACAGCATCGGTCCCGTTTACTGCGCCATCTGATAATGGTGGAGCGGCAATCACAAGTTACACGGCAACGTCTACCCCCGGTTCAATTACTGGCACAGGAGCGTCTTCTCCAATTTCTGTTACTGGCTTAACAAACGGAACGGCTTACACGTTCAAAGTTAAAGCAACTAATAGCGTTGGTACGGGCGCAGAAAGTGCAGCAAGTAACTCTGTGACACCTACTGCAATTACCGTTAATTATCTAGTTGTTGCTGGCGGAGGCGGAGGCGGTGGAGGAAGTGCTGCTTCTGGTGGTGGTGCTGGAGGTATGCTTACCGGAACAGCTTATCCAATAGTTGCCGGAACAGCGTATACCGTTACAGTTGGTGGTGGTGGACCCGGAGTTAGTAACGCGAACGGAACTGACGGAAGTGTTTCTAGTTGGAACACTAACGCTGTCGGTGGCGGCGCAAAAATTGAATCTACTGGCGGCGGTGGCGGTGGGGCTTATATACCGTATCCCGGAAATGCAGGTAATCCCGGAGGCAGCGGAGGTGGTTCAGGTATAGGAAACACCACTAATCCACCTGGCGTGGCCGGGCAGGGGAACGCTGGTGGTAGATATGTTTATCCATATACTAACGGTTCCGGCGGCGGCGGTGCTGGAGCGGCTGGGGAAAATTCAAATGCTGGGTCTGCACCAGCTCTTACAGGCCGCAATGGTGGGATTGGTTTAATTTGGCCTTCTGGCGGGTCAACATATTATGCCGGTGGCGGCGGGGGTGGTGGCAATAGCGTTGGAACTCGAGGATTTGGTGGTACTGGCGGTGGCGGCAATGGCGGTGATGGTCAATATGGAACCGCTCCGTTTGCAGGCACTAACGGCGATGCTAATACTGGCGGCGGCGGCGGCGGGATTGGATTATTTCCCGGTGGTGCTGGCCCCTACAACGGAGCCAACGGTGGTAAAGGCGTTGTTACCATTCAAGTTCTATTGTCAGTTACCGCTACAAACACAACAGGGTTACCAACCGTCACTACTGACGCCACTTATCGGTATTACAAATTTACCGATACCGGAACAATTACTTTTTAAGGAGGCATAATGGCTTATTTTGCCAAACTAGAAAATAACATTGTTTCCCAAGTGTTATCTGTAAACAACCAAGAATTGATGGTTAACGGAGTTGAATCTGAACTAGCAGGCATTAACTTTTTAAAAAATCTTTTTGGTCAAGACACAATTTGGATTCAAACATCTTACAACAGAACTTTTAGAAAAAATTATGCTGGTGTTGGGTTTTTGTACGACGAAAGCAGAGACGG